TGGCACACCACGTTCAGCTAGTTGGTTAAGGTTTTCAAGCTCGACTTTGCCTTTAGCTTGAACCTTGGCAAAAATGGCCGCGATATCTTCAATTTCATTACTGCTTGATGCAGCGATGTCGCCCAACATGCGCAAGCGGTTGCTTAGTTGGTCCTCAGTAGTTCCCACGGCCAACAATTGGCGCGCCGCGCGGCTTATGTTCTCAAGCTGGAATGGCGTGGTGACTGCAAATTGATTAAGCCTGGCGACCATTTTACCGGCTTGCTCTGCGCCGCCAGTTATTGAACGGAAGCCTGTTTCTAGGCGCTCCATATCCGCGCCAGCTTTAATGACCGAACCGATTGCAGCAACTAGCGTAACGCCAATCGCAGCAGCGGCGTTCTTAGCCATGCTCGCAATCTCTCCGAAGTTGCGCCTGAAAGAACTCTTCGTGCGGCGCAAGTCCGCATTAAGTTTGGTTAAGCCTTTTTTGCTTAAACCGATTGTAACTTTTAGATCCTTAAGTAGTGCCATTTGACCACGCTTTGAGTGTGTGTTCTAGGAGCTTGTTCGAACGCTTCTTCTTCTTCTCCTTCTTCTCCCACGGAAAGATAGTAAGGTCGCGCGGCTTGATACTCTGACCCTTCTTGGAATGTGGCTGCATCATCACAGTCGCCAACCATCTGGTGCGCTCCCATTCCATTTGTTGCATGTGTTCCTCATGCTTGGCGTTGCCTTGTGCCGCTGCGCAGAACTCGATAAACGTCATGTCATAAAACACAGAAGGGCTGAACCGTAATCGGCCCAACCCTATCTGCATACAATCGGCAAAGGTCAGCGGTTCCGCTTCACCTTTTTTTTTCCGCGCCACCACCCATGAGCGAAGTGATAGCGGTTCCCAATGTTTCGAGGTCTTTAATCTCGATAAGCCCTAAGAAGTCGTCAAGCTCGTACTTGAATTCAACTCCCGCGTGTTTCGCACCGCTTTGTGCCATGTAGTACACAAACGTTCCCACCTCTACAACGTCGTCGCCGAGGTTGCCGATGTCAATGTTTGCTTCACGCTTGGCGTTAGCCAGGGCGCGCATGTCACAACGCAGACGAAACTCTTTGCCGTTAAGCTCAATTTGCATTACGCTTCAACAAATGCGATTGATCCTGACAGCTCAATTGTTGCGCTGTAAGTAACGTTGTCTTCTGTCCCTCCGCTGGCTTCGATAGAAGTCACGAATGCGGTGGCGCATGTAAAATGATTGTCGGCTGTCGCGTCCAAACCAAAGATGATTGCGAACGAAGAACGCGCTGTAAAATGCGTCATTAATGTATTGACAGCCGAGCCTGTGGCCTCGTCAACCAAACCACTAACGCTGATGCTTCCGCTACGCGTAGACTCCAACAGCTCACGAAACCCGCTGCTGTCTTTGCTGGTTGTTTCGCGTGTCTCCATGGACAGGCTGATGCTTCCCTCGGTCTGGTCTGGCAATGCAGTAGTACCGATTTTGAGTAAGTAGACGCTCCCGTTGATAATGCCGGCCATTATTCTTTTTCCTTTGTGTTGTTGGCGATGATCGCGTTAAACAATAGGTCAACGTAAGAGAAGACCCGGTCGTCTTTAATGCTAGGTGTCAGGTTTACAACAACCTTTGCGAAGGCGAGAAGCGCGATAACCAACTCAGCCCAGAAGTCCATGATGAAATCCATATCGGCAATTTACTCCTTGCCTTTGTGCTGGACCACCCTTTGAGTAAATCTCATTTAGACACGTCACGCTATTCGTCTTATGGCATAATGCAAGTAGTTACTTGAATAGACTAAAGTCAAGTTACCACCGCTTCCTGCTCTTAAAACGTAGATGGACGGTGCGATTGTATCATTAGCGCTAAACTGCTCAACCATTGTTCCGCCTACTCCGTCAAATTGTTGACCGAAAATTGTTTTTGTTGTTCTAGATAGGAGCTTACTTGAGCCAATTACGCTGTTGACCTCAACGCTCATAATTATTTTGACCTCCGTTGCATCACTGCTCAAGGAGTTTCTTAGAGCGCAAAAACCGTTGATTTCGTATA